TTACTGGCTGGCGAGCGGTAGCGTGATGCCGGCCAACGGTCCTAACTTGATCGCATCGTTCAAATGCTCTGGCGCAAGGTGCGCATACCTCATCGTCATATTCAGCGACGCATGGCCCAGGATCTCTTTCAGCGTCACGATATGGCCACCGCCCATGATGAAGTGAGCTGCAAATGTGTGGCGCAGGATGTGGCTTGCTTGCCCGCGTGGCGGCTTGATCGAGGTCGACAGCAGTACCAGCCGAAACACGCCAATGCAGTTGGTGAACGGCCCGTAGGTTTGCCAGTGCTTCTTGATCGCCGCCACCAGCTCGGGCGCTACCGGGACCATCCGCACCCGCTTTGACTTCGTATTGGCAAACACCAGGGCGTTGCCTCTAATCCGCTCCGGTCGCAGCGCTTGAGCCTCGCCCCACCTCGCGCCGGTCGCCAGACAGATCCTCGCCACCATCGCCGGATGCGGAGACGTGGTCCGCGCCTGGAGCGCATCGAGCAGCTCGGAAATCTGCGGCTTGGTCAGGTAGGCCAAGGGGCGCTCCTGCAACCGAACCGGACGAATACGGGTGAACGGACAGGGATAGTCGATCACATCGAGTTTGTGCAGCTCGTTGTAAACCGCTTTCAGGTAGCCAAGGCGATTGTTCGCCGTCTTGCCGGTTACCCCTGCTGCCATCCAGCGCGCACGTGTAGCGGCGATCTTCGCGCCATCGACCATGCGAGCTATCGGGTCGCCCATCGCCTTGGTACACGCCCGCAGGATCGCCACACGCCGAACGCCATCGGAGAGCGAGACGCCGTGGAGATCGAACCACAGCTCGACCAGCTCTGACAGCCTGCGCTTGTCCTTTGGCCGCGGTGCCCAATCGTTGGATTCGCTGCACTTGGCTCGACAGGTCGCCTCGAAGCGCATTGCCTCGGCCTTGGTCTTCAGCGTCTTGCGGAACCGCTTGCCTTTGACCGGCTCAACGTCGACCCGCCAGCGACCATCAGAGAGCTGCTGGATCGCCATCAGACCGCTCTGCCCCATCGAACATGGCGTTCTTGAAGCAACGTTTTGATGTGCTTGTACAGATCACGCTCGCTCATGTCCTTGGCGGCGTAGTGGTCACGAATGACCGGCCAGCATTCCCATTCCTTTAGTCGATCAAATGCGGTTTTAGCGCCCACTCGCTCCCGTGCCAGCAGGCTTACGAAGTTTCCCAGGAACAGCTCCACGTTCTTGCCAGAGAAGCCCCGTGACGTCTTGTAGTAGCGCTTGTATTCCGTTTCATCGACCAGGGAATCGACCGCCACGTCGACCCGCACGTCATCACGCATCAGCGTCCAGATCGGCTCGTACTGCCCGGGGCGATGCAGCAATTTGAACTGGCACAGCCCGTAGCGCCACAGGCCGTCCAAGTGGGCGGAGAACGCCGCGAACGAATCCGTTTCGATGGCCTCGCCGGTCTTGGCACTGATCGACCCGCTGGCGAACTGCTGGATGACCGAATGGTGGTAGCGCAGCTCGACCCGCCACACGTCCGCCTCTGGATCGTAGTTATCAGGATCAGCCTGATCGAACGAATCCCGGCGGCGCCAGACGCTTTCCCAGAAGTCGAGCTTATCCGTTGCGCGGGCCTGTTCGGTTTTGTTGTAGATGCAGAGCTGGACGCCACCAGCAGAGCCGAACATGGACGTTTCGCCACGACCGTAAACGCTGGACTTGGTCGCCCAGTTGATCTCGTTGATACCCGAGATATCCCGGTGTGTCCGCGCGCGACAGTGCAGGCGTGCCACCAGATCCACCGGAGGCTTCCAGCCCTGGAGATCCAGCGCCAGATGGACAGCGCACTGGTTGCGTTCGCGGTGTGTCATCACGGCTGCGGCGTAGTAGTCCATCCGCTCCTGCAGCCGCTCCGGCGACAGCGCGTCAATGGCGTGCGGTGACACTTCGATTTTCAGGTGCGGGCCGATGTTCTCGAGCTTGGCGTTGAAGTTCTTGATCAGCAGGATGAACCCGAGGTCGGCGTTCTGCAGCTTGTACTGGTAGCCCGAGTCCCGCCCTACCCGTCCGGCGTGCCAGAACTCCCCGGCGAACTCGACCATGACGCCCGGTTTCTCGAACAGCGCCATGATTTCTGGGCGGATCAGTCCTCGGTACAGCTGGCGGACCGTATCGACGCCGCAACGCAGCAACCGAACGCCCGACAGGTCAGTCAGCTTGGCCGAATGGCTATCGAAGAACAGTCGCCCGGTTGGGGTTTCCTGGAAGTTCTGATCAACACGAATTTGGTCTTTAACGCTCATTCTCTTCTGCTCCAAATTGCAACGAATCGACACTGTTCAGTTGGGTTTATCTGACGTGTTACAGGGACGTCAGCGCGCGCGTTTGCACGCCGGCTCGTGCCTCGCCGCGCGTGCAAAGAGCGCGGAGCGCACGCGCGCTGACGGTCATCACCACAGGAATTGCCCCTTCTCATAGGGCACCACGACTACGGACGAGCCTTTAGGGGCGGACTGCAGGCCGCTGGCGACCGCCTGTTCAAATGCCGGAGGCGGATTGCTGGCGTGCATCGGCGCTTGTGGCGGTTCCGGGTCGGGCTTGGTGTCGTCGAAGTAGCCGTTCTGCACGACCGACATACAGAAGCGAAACGACACATCCAGGCGCGTGCCTTGCTGGGTGTTGCATCGGCACCCCGTCAGCCCTTCATCGCTATCGCCGACCTGCATGCGCTTGTAGTTGCGGGCGATCAGATCGCGGTCGGTGGTGGCGATGCAGATCGGTTTCGGGAAGGCTTGCGGGCCGGTCAGGCCGTCATACACCGGCGCCGATGCTGGCAGGTCCTGCACCCTTGGCACACGCTTGCCCAGATACTGTTCAACGGTGAGCGGTGCCGATTGGTCGTCTTCGGAAGCGCTTGGCCGGATAAACGACCCGACCGTATCCCGTACCTGATCGACCATGCTCCCAGCCGGCGCGCTGGTAGTCGTCGCGGCCTGCGCTTTCTCGGCGGCGTAGCGCTCATAGGCGCGATAAACGAGGATGCCGGCACCGAGGATCACGCACAGCGCCAGGATGAACTTGGTCGGCACCTTGGTCTGGAAATGGTGCTTGGCGTTGCTGCTGGTGTAGGCGCCGAAGTAGCGCTTATCCAGGCGCAGCGACTTCTTGTCGGCGTCCTTGAAGCTGGTTTTCAGCTCGACCTTTTCCACCACCACTTCCGACTCGAAGCGCAGCAGCTGGGCGGACTTGAACACGCGCCAGTAGTGAATGTGCGTGTTGCACAGCCGACGCAGGTGCACATCGAGATAGCGCGGGTCCTGGGTGACGAGGTGCACTTCGTGGCCCTGGTGGCGCATGGTCTCGAAGCGGGTGATGTGCTCCGGTGGCCGCGCCCGTGGATCGCGTGCGCCGAACCAGCCCTGCGCTTCGTCCACGACGATGATCGAATCGTTTGGCAGCTCGAACCACTTCTCGGGATCTTCGAACTCGAACCACTGCGCTTGCAGCTGATCGGGCTTGAGGCCGTTGATGTTGTGGAAGTAGACGACGCGGCCTTCGGCGTGGGCCTTCTGATCGACCTCCCGAATGGTGTTGAGGGTCTTGCCATGGCCGGGCTTGCCGGTACGGATAACGAGCATGACGGCGCCTCCTTAGGCTTCGATGGAGGTGCCGCCCGGCTTGCGCCAGACCTGATTGCGGCGACGGTCAGTGGCCTTGTCGATCCCGGCGAGCATGAAGCGCGTCGAGATGGCGGCGAAATAGAGGTTCACTACCACATCGAACTTGGCCAGCCCGAGAATCCCCTGGATGACCGGTCCAACATCGCCCATCAGGCCGAACAGGTAGCTTTGCGCTTGGCCGATGATGAGGTTGAAGCCGACATAGGAGACGAAGCCGAACCCGATCATTTTCAGCACCATCTTCACCAGAGGGCCGAGAATGATGACGAGCATCTGCACGATGAATAGAAACTGCATCACTGACCTCCTACGGAGCGGCCCACGTACAGGGCAGCCAGGACGGTAGCCACGGCCACGAACAGGCCGCTCAGGTCACTGGCGGCGCGGCAAAGGGGTTCGTAACTGAGCTGGAAGGAGCGCCCGCCGCCAGTGCGCAGGCTGAAACTCTCGGCGCTGGGGCAGGTGGCAGGCAGGAAGCGGGTGCCCTGGTTGATGAAAGACGGCAGCTGAATCTCGGAGCCTTCTTCAAGCTGGAACTTGTCGCCCTGGACGGCGGCTTCGATGGCGGGTTTGTGCTTTTCGAAGTCGGCCTGTTTCTCGGCGTGGCAACGCAGTTCTTTTTGCTGGCGGAGGATCGCGCATTGCACTGCATCGCCGGTGCACTTCACCTCGGCGTCACAGGCTTCGCCCTCTACGCTGGACTTGCCGCACTTGTTTGGGTCCTTGGCCGGGTCGCATTCGGCCCCATCCCCGTCTCCCTTGCCATCCCCGTCGCCGTCTCCTGACCCATCACCGTCCCCATCACCATCGCCGCTGCCGTCCCCATCCCCGGAACCGTCACCGTCTCCATCGCCGTCACCATCCCCTTCGCCGTCACCGTCGCCGGGGTTATCAGGTTCGGGGTTCTCGCTGCCATCGCAGCCGCCGACTTCAACTTCGGGATCGCACGGCTTGGGCGGTTCCTTGCTGCAGAAGGTGCCGTTCCAGACGTAGCCGTCCGGGCAGGTGTTATCAGGGTCAGGTGTCGGGGTTTCGTCGGGATCGGTCTGCTGACCGGGACTGCCCGGTTCCTTGCGGGTGTCTTCGTTGCACTCGATGCCATTGCCGGTATAGCTGTAAACGCCAAACACGCCCGGCGGGTTGCCGCTGCTGTAGACGTAGACGTTGCTGGCCGGCGTGAAGCCGAAGGCGTATTGGCAGCCGCTCGCACAGACCGAGCCGGGCGGTTCGATCACAGGCTGGCCAACCGCTTCCTTCATCTTGTGTTCGTGGGTGACGACCTGGCCGATGGTGGCTTCGCATTGGTTAGGCGCTACGCATTCACCTGTCTGCGGATCAATCGACGAAGGCGCAGAACATGCCTTGCTTAGTTCGTAAGCAGCCCGCCAAGGCGAGCTATACCACGGGTGGTAAAACTCGCAGCGGGCGGACGCATATTTGGAAGGATCAGAGGTTGGTTGCCCCTGATTATCGAAAAAACCTTTAAAGGTCGGGTTTTGATAGGTGCGTCCGTCAGTTATCCCACTGGCCGGCATTGAACCAATACTTGAACAGTGCATCGCAGGAGAAGAAACGAACTGACCGGCAGACGACTGCTGCCCGAAATATGTGATTTCCCAGTTATCAGCAAACGCCGGTAATGAGATCAACAAAAGCGAAGCGATCACGAGGCGCATATTCAAACCCGCCCAAAAAACACGAGATAAAACGCCAGGGTGGTGAGGATCAGGACGTACAGTTCGTAGCTCATGACGTTTCCCTGGAAGAGAAAACCCCGCCGGAGCGGGGTTTGTTTGCTTCGGCACATGCAGTGCGCAAAACCCCGGTTACAGGGCGCGGCGCATGTACTTGAACGCCATCGCGGCGATGATCACGGCGAAGACGGCCCAGCCGATGGTGCCGACGTCGGTTCCGGCGGTATCCAGCGCTTGGGTGGCTTCGGACGGGACTGCCGCATAGACGGAGCCGGCCAGGGTGGAGAGCGCGGCAGCAGCGCCAACGCCGATTTTCTTGATGAAGTGCTTGTTCAGTTGCATGGTTGATACCTCACTGTTTCAGGGCTTTTTTCAGGACCAGGAAGCCGAACACGGTGGCGAACAGAACAATCGCTTCGCCTTGCAGCTCGGAGACTTGGTCCCAGGTCAGTGCAGAGCCGTAGAGGCTTTGCATTTCCTCGACCGTGAGGGTGACCAGCGAGCCGGAGCAGATGGGCGAGCCATCAGCGCCTTGCAGCCAGTCACCGTCACAGGCGAGGAAATTCATTCGCCGGCCTGCTCGAGGTCGGCGGTTTGTTCGGAGGGCTCGCAGTCAGGGCAGACGGCGAAGTGGGGCGGCAGGCTGAGGTCGGGCAGCAGGTCGCTTTGCGGCGCGGGCAGCGCCATGAGCTTGCCCATGTCATTGCCGCAGCAGTCGCAGTACACCCGGTCATCGATCAGCATGGCCGCCCCTCCCGGTTAGTTGGCCTTGGCCGGGTCGCCGGCTTTGGCCTGGGGTTGAGCTGGGGTGCGCGGGGTTTCGGCAGCGGCGCGGGTCTGGACGGCTTCGAGCTGGAGCGCCAGATTCTTGCCCTTGTTCTGCCCACCACGGGCAATCTCGAAGTGGATGCGCACCAATTGCAGCGGCTCGAACTGCGCGCCGGCTGCGAAGATCTCGTCGGCTACTTCGTCCGCTGCTGCCATGCCGATGATCGACAGGCCGTGTTCGGTCTTGCCGTCCGGCTCATCGCCGTAGAAGACCTTGATGTACTTCTGGCCCGCTTCACCGTCGAAGCGTTGAGTGCCGAGAAATGCAACTTCCATAGTCGAACGTGCCATCTTGTGTTTCCTCTCTCTAGTTGCGCTTTATTGCGCTGCTTTGCTTTCTGCAGGCCGAGCGATCCCGAGCGAGTGAAAAAACAATTTCACTGCGACCGGCTTGTTACTTGGCTTGCGGGTTATCTATAGCTGTATTTAAACGCTCTTGGAACAACTATTTATCAAGCATTAAAAGATTCAATACTTCATTTTTTAATGCGACGAATAGTGCTGAATTGACACTTTCCACTTGAGCAAACATTAATTTAATTAATCATCCGCAACGCTGTTTAACACCAAGGGCTTCGCCCTTGTCATCCCACTCTCGCCGCCGAGGGCTCGGGAGCGCGGGAGGGAAAAGCGCTCCCGCACTCACGAGCGGAGGCTGTTCGGTTCGTGCAGGGTCAAGGGTGCGCTCCGCCCGTGCTTCCGTTCGCCGGATCGGTGAAGCGTGATCCGACGAGCCGGGAGCGCGGCCCCTGACCTGTTCGGCCTCGCGCTCAGCCTGATAACGCTCAGCGACATAGCGACGCAGCTCAACGAGGGACCGGTGTTTCGTTGGCTCGCCGCCATCCAATGGAATGAACAACGGAACGTCGCGGCGATAGGTGACGTGCCCATACAGCTCCCCGCCAACGGTCAGCTCCCGACCGACCTCATGCCAGTTAGGCTCCGCGATACGAACCTGCATCCGCTTGCGCCCTACCCCACCAGTTCGAACGGTTCGTGAATCGGGACGAAGGGCGTTGGCTTGCCCGAGTCGTAGATAACGCTCCACCACTTCGCGGGGCGCTCGGGTGGCGTGTGCTTCTCGCAGATAAAGGCCGGTTCCACTATCCAGTCCGAGAGCAAAGGCTTCCAGATTCCACCGACGCACCCCATTTGCAGCGTGCGAATCGGCCGCGCATATGCGGGGCGGCATTGGGCGCATTGTGTGGACCGGAAGGGAGCGGGTTTCGCCATTTCGCGTCTGGACCAGCAGACAGAGCAGTCGCAGTCCTGGGCGTGCGGAAGGCGTTGATAGCTGGCCGGCTTCTGCATAGGTCATCCCCTCCCCTGGCTTTCCGTAGACGGCGCGGATCATGCGGTCCACTCCTGTTCCAGCAGCCAGCTACGCAGCAGCGCACTGTTAATCATGCGGCGCTTGCCGAGCTTTACGGTGGGGAGTACGCCTCGGTAGACCCAGGCGCGGGCCATGGAGCACGTCAGGCCATTGCGTTCCGCCCAGGCTTCGACGGTTTCCACGTCCTGCTGTGGGGCGATCAGCCTTGAAGGTTCTAGCTCTTCCAGTTCCATGCTCGTTCCGTCACTATTCGTGGCATTGCCAGTTATTCAGCATTGCGTTATCCATATTGGATAGTTCCGAAGCGGATAATGCCACTGCTGATCCATATTGGATACATCATTTATAGATCAAGTGGCTATGATTAAAGAGCGGGTTATAACTATTCTGAAAAGCTCAGGTATGCGGCTGCCCGAGCTGGAAGAGCGCACTGGCATCAGTCGCTACACCTGGAACAACCTGAAGAACACCGCGAGAAAGCGTGAGATTAAGGCAGAGGAGATCGAAGCTATCGTTAAGCTTTTCCCTCAGTACGCCTTATGGGTGGTCAGTGGAGAAATAGCGCCGGAAGCCGGACAGATCAGCCCGGACTACGCTGCCGCCGATTCAAACTTGCCCAATCAAAACGCGGGATAGCGATTACAGCGGAAGTAGCTAGGCGATGGTATGCCCCAGCGAAATGATTTGGCTTGGTGACGAACAAACAGGGACGTGTCAGTGAATCAAAAAGTATCCCAGCTCCTGAGATCAAATACGTTTCTCCTCAGTTGCCTCCCCGTCTTTTCTGTGGCGCTTTCCTTCATATTTGAAGCGGGATTCATGTCGTACTATAGAGTCCCTTACAGTGTAATCTACATAGATATCAACAAAACGCTTATTGCTTTATCGCTTATTTCCATTAGCGCCTTCACATTCTGGCAATTCCTAATTTTCCTCAAAAAGCTTTCCGACCGTGGAGGAAATTTAATTTCATCCATTTGCATTGCACTCATCCCTTCCACCTTCTTCGCTGTACTTTTCTTACTCTTAGAAGCCTATACAGCTTTGTGGATATGTCTTGCGCTTTTTCTATTTACAGCAGGATACAGCTACTGGCTGCTTTATAAACCGGAACGGCTAGATGAGCATCTTAACGTCGAGCAAGAAAGCCCCATATTAAAAGTCGCAAAGGATTTTTTGTTTTACTCTATTTTGATAGCCTTAGCCGTCTACACGATCGGCCACAGGCAAGCCGCCGACAAAACCTCTTATTTCCTTCTAGGAAAAGAAGAAGCTCTCATCGAAATCTATGGTGACAAGGCCATATCGATTGGTTTCAACTCAGAAACAGGCGTGCTTAACGGAAAGGTAAGGATTTTTCAAATTGATAGCACAGGGCTTACGGGCGAAACTAAAAAGACAGGAAAACTAATAAAATCAAAACAGGACTAACAACTTAATAAAAGCATACAGCAAGGAAGCACTTGTGAGATCAGATTGGGATGATGCACCGGAATATCTACGCAATAGAAAGCAGCCAAGTCCTTGGCGATTCTTGGCGATCCTGGGTATCGGTTCCGCGGTACTGTCAGCACTGGCATTTACGTTCGGCAAGCCGGTCGTGCTGGATGTAAACCAGATCAAACAAGGTATCCACGTCGACGGCAAGCCTTGGTTTGCCCAAGAGCCAGCACAGCCCATGCACCCGGTTGGCCAGCCTTCCGTTGCAAGCTATGAAGCCCCGGCAGCAGAACCGACACCAGCGCCCCAGCAGCGACAGCTGAGCCAGGAAGAAATCGAATGGTTCGAAGAGCGCACAGCGGAAGCGGTACAGTCCCGCCAAACATCGTTTAACGATAGCAACTACACGCCCCGCCCCGTCGCTAACACGATGCAGCCACCGCCGGCCCGCTACTACGCAGCCAGCTCCACCAGCAGCACGCAAAAGCGCTCCGTTTCCCGTCAGACTCATCTCAGCGACTGGAGCTGGGAGAACGGCCATAACAAACAGCGCATCAGCGGCCAGTTTGAGTGGACAGTGGTAAACGGCCAGATCGACTACAACAGCGTGTGCCAAAACTACAAACGCGGCTCGCTGGTCTACCGCGACTGCCGCAAAGGTGCGAAGGTTGCGTTCAAGAGGATGTGCAGCTGGTACGAGCCAGCTTGTGCAGCAGCCAACAACTACCTGCCGTAACTAAACGAAAAGGCAGGCAACACGCAGTAAGGAAAGAACAGTGGATGTTTTCGGCTGGATTATCGTAGTCGCTATTGTCTTCTTCATATTGCAGGTCAAGGAGCCAAAATCAAACCGTTACAAGCGGCCACCACGCGCACCATGGAAGGAGCCAGCAAGAAAGCAAGAGCCTACGTTTAGTGGGACTGCAAATGCACAGATCCAATCGCAGCAACCACAACAACCGCCGCAGCAGGCCCAACCGAGTCGCAAGATCGCCGCGGATGGTTTTCGCTACGACCCAGAGGGCGAATGGCCGTTTGAGAAGCGGAAGCTGATAACCGCAACGGAAACAGTGCTGTTCGAGCGCCTACGGCAAGCATTACCGGATCACTACATCTTCACCCAGGTGCAGCTATCGCAGCTGGTGGCGATCAAGAAAGGCCACAGCTTCAAGATGTGGTTTTCCCGCATCAGCCAGATGAGCGTTGATTTCGTGATCGCGGACGAGTTCTTGAACACCGTTGCGGCCGTAGAGCTGGACGACAAATCGCACTACTCGGACGAAGATCGACACAAAGCCGATGCTAAGAAGGACAAGGTTCTAACCGCAGCGGGCATTCGCGTTGTGCGTTGGCGTTGCGAGATCATGCCGTCCGTAGAGCAGATCGCCCTTACCTTCCCGGAGTGCAAGCGCGCACCAGAGCCGCAGACACCAAGAGCGGTTCCGACGCCAACCATCGAGCCGGTAATGCAGCCGAGCTCAATTTCGGAGCGGATTGAACCTACTTTCGGCAGGCCGGTGCAGGTCGAGCCACGCTCACCGACGCAGCAGGGTTAGATCGAGTATCGCGGATGCTGCAAACAACCACGAGGCTGGTGAACCCCGAACGATAATGTGGCACGATGCCATCGTTATGGCGTCGCTCTTGCTCACAGCACCCTAGTTTACAGGCCTACTGCCAAGGAACTAACTATGTTTTTTTCTGCATTAAAGCTACTCTTTAAATCAAAATATGTTGCGGAACATGTGATAGATAACCATATCCGCGACAAAGTTATCGAGCCCGCGCTCGGAAGTATTTTATATACAGACTTAGTATTGGGAACCTCTGAGCATTCTGGCGTTTATATTGGAAATGGCAAAATAGTCCAACTTAGCGGCACCGGCAATATTGATTGCGTCAGCGCAGATCAATTTATGTCGGGCAGCACAGGAGTTAGCATTTACGTAGGCTGCAAGGATGGCGTTCCAGTTGGCGCGCAGGAGATTGCAGAACGTGCGAATCTATATCAAAAATCGATCGGTTCCAGGCTATATAACGTTATCCTAGATAACTGCCACCAGTTTTCCGCCTCTTGCATACTGGGCAAACCAGACAATGAAAATAACTTTCTCTGGATGCTGAAACACACTTGCAAAAAAGAGATGGGGGTCAATGAATGGCGCGTGTGGGATCTCGACGCTTTCTCTGCCCAAGAAAGAACGAATGAAACTAGCGATGCAAATAGCGAATGCCTGTCAGCTGAAGAAGTGGAAAGGCGCATGGAGACAAAAACAAAATTCCTTGTAGAGCTTAACAAAGAGTCTATTGTCATCCAAAAAAGACTAATGGATCATTTGCATAGCATCCCGAGTTCTGAATCCCGCATGGCAACGTGGGAAAACAAGCAGGCAGAACTAGACAAGCAGGCTGACCGAATTTTCGATGAGATGGAGAGCCTTAGCCGAGAGATCGAGGAGCTCGAAAAGCTGCTTCCGCATAAAGAAACGGCCTAGATCCGTCGCGCGGAGATCGTGTCATCGATACGCTACCTTTAGCCAGGGCATTGGTTATCCGGGCGAAAGGATGGTGTCGATAAAGTGTCGAAATTACTGTGCCGTACTGCGACGAAACGAGCAGGCGGTTTAGGCCGGAAACCGCATAACGACACGCTTTGCGACGGAACGACACACTAAGCAAAAGGGTTCGATTCCCTTCGCCCGCTCCAGACACCTAACGTTAAGGCCCTGTTTTCACAGGGCTTTTTCGTTTCTGGCTTTT